AACACGGGGGTCTTCCAATCCCCATGCCAACGGGACGACAGATACGCCTCGTGGCGAGTCAGGGGTTTGTCCCCGTTTGCCACACGATAGGTATTCAGCCGGTTCAGAGCCGTGTCGAATTCCTTCCGGAACGTCTTGTAGATTTCAATGTCTTTGTCTTTCAGACCGATGCGGCGGAGAGCAGCCTCATCCAGCGTCTTCTTAGCAAACATTTCCTTCTTCATGACGTGTGCCAGCAGAGCACCGCCTTCGGCAGTCTGAGTCAGCCGCAGCACCTTCTCCTCAAGTGGTTGCAGGAACTCACGGTGATACAGGTCAGCACGCTTACGGGCATTGGTGAACCGCGAGGAAATCCAGTAGATCGCCGGGTGGTTCTTGATCGACGAAATCATCTCTTTCGAGCCGATCAAGGAGTGGTAGGAGTTCTTGATGTCTCCAAGTTCCTTGATCTTGTTCATGATGATCTGCGGATCAATGTCTTTCGGGATGAAGGACTTCAGAGCCGACAACCCCGGAATCTTGGACGCAGCAGCACGCTGATGGTCAGGGGTAGCTTCCTGTGCCATCGACGTTTCCGGACGACGCATCACACCACGCACCGCCTCCGCCATCTTCGACAGGCCGTTGGTAATCTCATCCAAACGGATGGCACCACCCTGTTTCATGGCATTGGCAATACGGTTCCAGTCCTTCAGGGCAGCTTCATACTGCTCCTTGGTGACGATCTGCATAGGCATGTCGTCAGTCGAACGGGGAGCGTTCTTGGCTTGCTCAAGGAACTCATTGTAGGCTTTGTCGGACATTCCGAACTCGTTGCCCGGAGCTTCTTCCTGCTTCCACCACGGGGTATAGAATCCCTCCCTAGACGGGTTGGTGTTTACCCACGAGTCATCCTTGGCCCAACTGAAATCCGGGTCCGCTGTATTTCGCACACCACCCTCCGGCTTCACATCAAAGAGAAGATGAGGAGTCGGAAGAGTGCGGGTCCGATCTTGATTCATGAGTCGTGCCCACGGCAGAGCACCGTGTTTGACACGCCACGAGCCGTCTGTAACCACCAGCCGAACAGGAATGGTGTCCACACCTTGCTCAATGAACACATCTGAGCGGTGACGACCTTCGTGGCCGGTGACTTCACCCTTCCCATTGACACGGAGGTACGGAATGTTTTCCAGCCCCTCCTCGGTATTCAGACCCTTACGAATGTCTTTGCGGTTGTTCTCAGCATAGATGTCATTCATATGCTCATCGCTACGACTAGAAGCAAACTCCAAGAATCGCTTCGGGGACATGTAGACGATGGTCTCGGAACCATTGGGATCAAGGGCTTCCCTCAACGCACGGACCAGTGACACGTTGTCGAAGGTTCCCTTCCAACGCTTATACCAGCTTCCGGCGTCGCCGAGCTTTTTTAGCAGTTCTCCAGCTTTGCCAACACCAAGCAGATCGGGGTGGATGTAACCACCTTGCTTGCGTTTGGCTCGTTTGAATGCTTCACTGACGGTAGGAACATCCGTCTCAGACTTGGTGAGGTTCAGTTCACCGGACTTACGGATCGCAGTCGGATCACGCATCATGCGCTCAAAGAGCGGCCGAAGGCCAGCAGCGTCCGGAGCGTTCGTGGCTCCGTACTGCTTCATGAAGTTGAAGAAGTCGTTCTCGATCTTGGTGCGAGCAGCCTCGGTCGTAGCCTCGGCATAGCGACGGCGGAAGTTCTCAATCGCCTGCTTGACACGAGGTTGTTGAAGAACCTCTTGGCGCAGTGGGAAGTCTATCGTCGGAACAGACGCATCCATACCCTGTGCCGTCCGCATCTTCGGGAGTTGGGGACCAACTTCACCGGGCATCTGCGGGATCGGGTATTGAGTACGCACACCACCATCATTGACCGGAGCTTCACCAAGGTCCATCAGCCCGGCCGCTTGTTCCGCACCCGCTAGACGAGGATCAATCGTCGGAAGGGGAGTTTCACCAGTGGGTCCGGTCTCCTGAATGATGGGAGTTTCCGGCAGGAGAGGAGTCTCTCCGGGGAACGTCTGATGAATCTCCGGCAACCCACCGCCACCAGCCGGAGGGTCAGGAGGAAGCATTGGGGCGAGTTCAGAGAAGTCAACTTGGGGAAGGGGAGTCTCTCCTTCGGGCACCGGAGCAGTTGCATCCGGCTTCGACGTTTTGAGTTCCTCTTCGATCTTGGTGTCAACTTCGGGCTTGGGAGCGGTTTTGCCTTTCCCACGCTTTCCACCGATACCACCACCGGCAGCACCGAGAGTGGCACCGGCAACCAACTCCGGACCACTCGGCATGTCGATTCCCTTCATACCAGCTTGGGAACGAACCAGATTGACCACAGCCGGGTCAACCACCACACCCGTCAGGCCCATAGCACCCCCTGACAGCAGTCGTTTAGCCAGTGCCCCACGGAGAGCCGGAGGCAGACCAAAGAACACCGCGTTGGTGATGTGCGAGGCACCATAGGCTTTGAGTTGGGTAGCAAGATCACCGCCCTCTTCCCGAATGTCTCGGGCGTGGCCGGAAGCTACACCGGCAGCGGACAGGGCACCTTGGGGACCAAGCCAGCCGGGAAGCTGTGCGACACCAGAGGCCATCGCACCACCGTAGCCTAGCTCCTTGCCACCAAGAGCCTCTTTGGACTTCTCATCCCAATACTGCTTCGCAGAGTCCGCAGCTTGGAAGAACGGGTCCATGAACTCAGGAGAGTCATTGAACAGCGAACCAAGACCAGCCGCAGCGTGTAGAGTACCTTGTGCGATGTTGCCAGCAGCCCCATACAGGCCCGACTTGGCAGCATCCCACAGGTCAGCCTTCGGCAGATCAACCTTGCCTACCTCCTCCCAACCTTCGGAGTCGATTCGGCCAACCTCTTCCCAATTATCGCTCATTAGCTTTTCTCATCATGTATTGGGTAATGCGTCGTAGATAATCACGAGTCTCTTGAGACACCGGCTGTTGTCCAGCAAGGACAGCTTTACCGTTGACAGTTCCACCGTTGTATGCAGCAATGGCAGCACGGGCATTTCCGTTGTATTGCCGCAACAGATCGCGGAAGTATTTCCCTGCCGCATCAATGCTGGCTAGGGGATTGTCTACCTCGTGGGGATAGGACTTGCGGGTCTTGTCAATGAACTGCATGACACCCTTGGCTCCCATCGGAGAGACCTGACCTGTGTTGGTACGCTCACCAGCGTTCTTCACAGACTCAATCAGACCGGGAGGAAGTCCATACCGTTGCTCAACGGTTTTGGCAAATGCGTCTAGGCGAGGATCGTTGTACTTGATGCTGGCGAGTTGGTCAGGCGGTAAGGAACGAAGTGAATGCCAGCTAGTGTCACTCGTCCCACCACTGTTTTGTAGCAGCACCTCCGGCAGCAGGAGCAGCGGGAGCAGCAGCAGGGGCAGGAGCACCGCCCTTCGGACGCTGTAGAATCTTGCCGTCCGGAGTAATCTTGTAATCGTACTTGTCAGGTTCGTACCTCTTTCCTTGTCGGCCAAGTGCTTGTGAAATCCGAGGATCATCTCCATTAGCACCAGCACCCTGCCCACCACCGCCTCCGGGACCAGCACCGGGTTGAGCACCCACCTGACCACGGAGGTCAATACGGCCGTTGGTGAACGCATACAGCTTTTGTGCTTCGTCAGCACGTTGGGCATTGCCCGGAGCCGCAGCGATGGCTTGGAGCATCAGCACCACATCATTCGCTTGCTGGCGTTTCTGAAGCATCGTGGCCTCATCACCAGTACGAGCAGCCGCTTCAGCTTCTTCCAGCAACTCAGCAGCATACTGGTTGAGGGATTTGTTCTTGATGCTTTGAGCAGCAGACATAAGACGACCCACAGCCTGTTTAGCCTGTGCTTGAATCTCAGCACGCTTCGTTGCTTCAGTCTGACGCAGTTGCTCTCGTTTGTAGTTGGCCTCGTTGATGCTTTCCTGCTTCTTCATCTGAGCTTCAGCCGTGGCCGTAGCTTGACGGGACTTGTCATCCGACAAGGCAAGACGTTCTTGTATCTGGCGCACATACATCAGAGGATCAATCTGATCGCTCATCATGGCAGCATCCTCGCCTCGCTTCTTCGCAGCCTTGAACGCCTGTGTGACAGGATGTCCCTTCACTCCATACTTCTGTTCGAGGAAGTCTTCCGCACCGGGAGTGTCTCCGAACTGAATCATGTCTTGGATGTAGCGAGAGGCGTTCTCTCTGGAGACACGCTGCTTGCTTTCCTCTATCTGCTGGCCTTGGAGGTCCATCGCTCCCTGCTTCTGGAGATTTCCAAGGCGAAGTCCCTCGATCTCATGCGGAGCTTTCTGCTGCATGATTTGAGCTTCGAGAGCAGCCCGCTGCATTTGCTGCATGGTGTTCTGTTGCGTCAGGATGTTGTTCTCTTCCCTTTGACGCGCTTGGATACCTTCAAGCAAACCGCCGAGGGCATCAGTTTTTTGAAAGTTCATCATTAGAACCAATCTCCGAAGTCAAAGGAATCCAGCCAATCGCCGTTGTCCCACTCCCAATCAGAGGGGTTGAAGAAACCACTGTCACCACCCATCAGCGATTCATCCCAAGAATCCATAGCACCACTCAGGTCCACATCTTCCAGACCCGGCATGTTGCCATAGTTGGAACCGCTGAAGATGTTGGCGATGAAGCTGCCAGCTTGAGGACCATACTTGGCGATCATGTCTTGGACGTTCTTGTTGCCAAGGATACCGCTGGCTCCAATCCCACCCATCGTCGGACCACCCGCATTGCCCTTGCGTTCCATCGCATCCCGGAGGATTTGATCCGGCAGGCGGTTGGCATTGAGTGCGTTCGTCAGACCGGAGCGATAGTCGCCAAGAGCTTTCTGAGCGTGTTGTTGCATCAGCACTTCGCGGTCTACGTCATTAGCAAGACGGCCTGCTTTAGCAGCCCCACGATTCAGTTGATTACCACGCACAGCGGCAAGAGCTTGGTACTCAGGACTCGTGAGATAAGCATTCGGGTTCGTGTACGACTCCGTGAGTTTCTGTTGGTAGGGCGCACGCTCCTGTTCCATGCGGCTGAAGTAGTCGTTGAGACCTTCAAACGCATTGCGGTTCTGGTGATCGGAGTAGATGCCACCACCCACTCGCAGGAGGTCGGAGAGGAATCCACCACCGCCAGCCCCTTCCATGCCCGTTCGAGGACGCGCCTGAGCCGGGTCTTGCGTCAGTTGATTGAATGTGTTATACACTCTCTTTCCTTTCGAGTATAGGTCGTATCCTTCTTTTGCCATATCCCATAGAGAACTGCCCATTCCAGCACCGCCAGAACCGGCCAGTCCACCGAGCGACCCACCTGTTGCCAGAGAGGATGCACCGATGTTTGCGAGGCCACCGAAGGTGCCTCCAAGTGTACCAGAAGCACCTGTGGCGGCCAATCCGCCAAGACCAGCGCCACCAGCCAATGTAGAAGCCCCGGTCATGCCGAGGCCACCAAATGTTCCACCAAGCGTACCGGCTGCTCCGGTAGCTGTCATCCCACCGAGGGTTCCACCGAGAGCGGTTCCACCCTGTAGACCACCAGCCATGAGAGAGGATAGGGTTCCTTGACCCACGGTAGAGCCAATAGCTCCGGCTCCGGCACCAACCCCTGCTCCAGCACCCGCTCCGCTACCTGCGGCAGCACCGGCTCCGGCACCACCAAAGGCACCACCAGCAGCAAGAGCACCGCCCACAGCCAGAGTAGCCATAGCACCGAAGGCCAGATTACGACGACGTTGTGCAGCATTTGTATCCCAACCCACATTGCCAACCACAGAGGGAACCCACTTGTCCCCAATCTTGTCGTAGTTGATGATGGTACCTTCCTTGTCCGCACTCTTCAGCTTGACCCGGAAGTTGTTCTCTGTCGCACCGTCTTCCATGCGCCAGTTGTTAAAGTTCTTGAAGCCGAACAGATCGCCGTATTTCTGAGTTAGGTCCAGTCCCGGTGCCCACCCAAGGTGTGCTTTCTCCGTGACGGGGTTGTACGAACCAGCTCGGAGTACATTCCACTCCGGGTTCCAGTAGCCATTGTCCCCCTGAGTCAGATGTTGGTTAGCTTCGTAGTCAGCCTTGATGCGGTTGTATTCAGCTTCAGTGGGAGCACTGGTTTGGTAGTTACCCATTGCATCCATGTACCCACTGTAGCCACCAGAGTCTCCGCCACTTCCTTGATTCCATTGCCACTGGTTCGTGGTCTTCTCTGGATTCCATTGGAAGTCGTTGGCTTCATAGTACGGGATCGTCATGGGACCACCCCCCTCAATGTTTACTTTGGGGAGTTGGTAGTTGGCGGTGTTGAATGTGGTGGGTTCTCCGTACTTGACTGGAGCCTGCTGGATTTGGGTACCAGCACCCGGAATCATCTGTTGTGTCGAGGCAGTGATGTTCTGCCCCAAGGTGCCTCCACCTGAACCAGAGCCAAAGGTCTGAGGTTTGGCAGCAGCCCATACAGAGTCGCCCCAAGTGTCTTTATTCCATGCAGACTCCGAGAGTCGCTGCATCGAGTTCAACAGAGCCATTATACGCCGTCCTTGAGAATCCAGCCATAGATGTATAGTTTAGCTTCCGACGCAAAGTCAGCAGGAAGGTAAATGTAAGAGGTAGACAGAGCCGTCGTGACCTTGGCTTTGGCAGCGAAGGTGGTTCCAGCATGATTGACGCACTCCAACCACTGCACATTCTGTATAGACTTCTTGCCCGACGGAGTTTCAGGACCGTAGGGAAGATTGGAGATGGATGGTGTGCCTGCACCAGACGGAACCATCGAACGGTTAGCGACACCGTGAACATCTCCATAGCTGCGGAGATAAATGTAGTACCACACCATCGGACCGAACAACTGGTAGTAGGCGGCATACACTCCATAGTCCGTGATGTTATTCACAGTAGGTTCCCAAATACCAAACTTGGTATTGGTGTCCAATTCCCTCCAATTACGCTCCGGACCAATCAGGGGATCATTGATGAAGTTAAAGGATTTGATTGTCATGCGTTCCCCGCATTGTATTCGATGTCAAATGCTTCCAGAACCGCATGGTCTGTTCCCGCAATCGTGAGCTTCAGAGACATACGCCGGAAAGCACCCAAGTTGAACCAACTCGCATTGTTGCCGTAGCCAATGGACGACGGGGCACGAGTGGGAGAACAGCTTGTGTACGTCTGCTCGTAATTCGGGGTGAAGTTGTACGCAAGGGTCAGAGTGTTGTTGCCAAAGTCTCCGATGGCATCCACCCTTGCACAATGCTTGTAGAAGTTATTGCCCATGTCAATGACAGGGGTGTAGGCCACCGCCGTCAGTGAAGTCGTATGGGCAATGTCAGGACGATGTTGGTAGATAGCCGTAGCTGCTTGTGAGTTCTGGCTCAGGAACATGGAGTATCCACGGTTCTGACTCATCCACGACGTACCAATGCGGTACTGAGGAGCCGGGAAGTCATACACTGTGGGATCACCTTGTTCGATCATCCACCACGCCTTCTCATCAGGCAGATAGACCAGCGAATAGGAACCAGAGAGGTTGACCAGCACCATCGGGATGTTGTTAATCAACATGGTCTCAACACCCATCGCTACGTTCGTGGCAGGTTCAGCCGACGAGGAGTTCAGGATGGATTCCAGATATGGACAGGGAATCTCCTCCACTTGGAAGTTCCGGATGACGTACAGACCAGCCGTGTCGTTGTCCTTGACTCCGAGGAAGTAGATGTCGTCTCCGATCTTGGCAGTGCGCTTGGAAGTGGAGATGCCCGTAGACTCTCGGTACAGGCCGATCTTCCGGGCGTAGGCTTCCTGTCGAACCAACGGAGAACCAACCTCCACACCACCGTCATACATGAATTCAATGGAGTTGTAGCCGAACACCACAAGGTAGTTCTTGTGGCTATCCAGCCACAGGATCGGGTCAGCGTACTGTTCGGCTGAAATCCAATCAGTCGAAGACCACGTTGTCAGAACTCCACCCACCGTGCTGTTGTAGATGCTGAAGCCATCCGACTTCGCAGCGAACAGGTAGCCGTTGAGGAACACGATTCCTCGGGTACCGTTGATGCTCAGTCCAGACAGGTCTGTCGAGGTGATGTTATTACCATCCTCTGTCCACGTTTTCAGTTGTCCACCACCATCCAAAAACACGATGCGGTTGACGTTGCTGCTATCCACGGCATTACAGCCGTTGGCATACACAGCATCCGTTGATGTAGTTAGAACCGTTACGTCTTTGGTACTGTAATTGTACTTGTAGTATCCGGTGTGCTTGATGAAAAACACATTGGGATATGTGTCTACGTTGAGAGCCGGAACCATCGCCCGTACTTGGAACGAGCCATTACCGGAAACAGAGCCAGTGCTGTTGATTGCACGAAGCCACGGCTGGCGTTTCTGGATCGTAGCACGGGGTTCCGTGTGCCACTGTGATTCCCGGAGAGGGAAGCAGTTGATGTAGTTCAGTGAGGTAGGAAGGGTTGCTTCCGAACCGTTGGATACGACAAAGTTTTCCCCTGAGACCGTGAGCCTCATGACATTATGCGTGTCATTCATCGGAGCACGGGTATAAGCCATTACCGTTTCCTCACAGGTTGGATAAACAGGGAGCCTTCCTCAGTCGTAAAGCTCTCGGCTCTGGCAAGCAGTTCATCACGATCCCGCTTCAGAGCAGTGCGAAGGTTCACATCGACACCATAGTCCGGAGCCAGATCGTAGGCCAGTGTGTAGACGATTGCTCGTTGCCACTCTGCCGGGAAGTCGAGGTTCTGAGCCGACGTACCCACGTCCTCGAATGGACGCTGGTAGCGGATATACAGGGAACCATCTGTAGCCCAAGTCGTGTCAGGAAGCGGCCACACCTTGAGTGTGCTCTTAACAGTCGCCACCACGGACGCATCGTTCGGATAGAACGTGTACGCCAGCGGAGCACCTGTCTCCGTCTTGTTCGGAATCTGGTTGTAGCGATCTTGGGTGTAGACCTCCATCTCATAGTCATTGTCATCTGCGTCCCTTCTGAGGCATTGGATGATCTTGAGGGGAGGAGTGGCAGTCACGTCAGCACCAGCAGTGCCGATGGTGACGCCGTTGGCATCCCCGAATCCAGCGTTGGACAGGGGGATTTCCAGTTCGTCGATTGCCCACAGGGGCATTCCCATGATCGCCATTTCCTTGACGATGTGCTTCAAGGTGACGAGGGCAGCCGTGTACCTCACGTCAGAGTCAGCCAGCGTCTCGAAGTCCCCGAGGCGGTTGATCTTACGCAGGGCCGCTGCGACGATAGCGAGATTGGTTGAGTGTTCAGCAAAGGTACCGGAGGTAGCCATGTTATCCCTTCAGTGCTTGTAGAGCTTCTTCTTTCGTGATGTTCAGCCCATACCGAGTCATCAGGAGTTCAGCGAACTTCTCTGTGCGGTCGTCCTCATACCACCGTAGCTGCTCCCGGTAGGCTTCGGCTTCATAGCGGAGCCGGTCCTTCTTCGACAGCCAGTACCACAGGCCGAACAGAGGATTTCGGTAGAATTGTCTGACATGGGTCTTCTCGTGTTCGAGCATACCCCTGTCGTCTTTGCTGGCCGGGCGAATGAAGATGAAGGGGCCGTATGTGGCTCCCTTCATATTCCGGCGAATCATCCAATTGGTATAGAAAGCTAAGTAGAGCATTAGGAAGTCCTTGTAACACGCAAAGCCAATTTGTAGCGTCCAACCCGGTTGGTTCCACCTGAATCTGAGAACACATCGACATAATAGGTTACGTCGGAAGTAGTCACAGACGAGGCGGCAGTCAGTGTGACAGACCTATCTGACGACAAGGCCAGTACACCAGTTGTGGCCGTTGCCGTACCTCCATTGAGGGTCTCAGCACGCTTCGTGAACTTGCAGTAGTAGGTAGTCGGGGGAGTCGTCTTACCAGACCACCAGTACAGATTTGCAGAGTATTGTGTATTGACGTCTGTTCCACTCTCGTTTTTAATGGTAATAGAACCATCTGTTTTGAGAGTGTAGGTAACGGACGATGACGAATTTCCTGCTGATCTGTTGTGAATATGGTCAGCCAAGGCATGTAAGAACGGAGACACAACACCGTGGCTTCCCTTCAAAGTCACAGTGCCGGACTTGGTTCCATTCTCAGGTGTTCCAGGAATGGCTCCAGTGCTGCCACCCGTGTACCAAGTGACGTTAGTGGACGTACTTGAATATTTGAAGTCAAACGGGAGGAAGTAAGGACCATAGTCCGTGTCTTGCCAATCAAACTCAATGCCTTTGTAGGTAGCGAGTACCGTTGCATTACTGGTCGAGGTATTCCAAATCCCACCATCAGTACCCGGCATCGCCAGTTTTGTCGTTGTGGGACCAGCAAAGGCAGTGTTGGTTAGAGAGCCGTGACTTCCTGCGCTGTCAAACAGGAAGTTAGTTCCTGTATGAACCTGACCACCTTCGCCATCATCCGCCCAGTCATAGACAATCTTGAGTGTTGCAGAGGTCTCTGGATCACTGATGACTTCAGGTGCATAGAACGTGTTCGTGTTCGAGAACAGACTCGGAGTGAGTGTGACTGCTCCCGGAGCCACTGTCGGACCGTAGAAAGTGCTGGTATTGCTGAACAAGCTCGGCTCAAGAATCTGGAGATAGTTCTCCACACTCGGAGAGTAGAACGTGTTCGTATTGGTGAATAGCGGTGCATAGATGGTATAAGATACGCTAGGTGCATAGAACGTATTGGTGTTCGTAAGCAACTGCGGAGCCACCACATGCGTGATGAGGGGTTCGTAGAACGTGTTGGTGTTCGTGAACAACGGCACCGTCAGGGTCACGGACGGACGGATGTCGTGCTCATAGAACGTATTGGTGTTGGTAAACAGGTCAGGAACCACATCCACAGGACCGGGAATGACTTCCCCTCCGAAGAAGTAGTTCACATTCCCAACCGGAGGAGGATACAACCACTCCGGGTAGGATGGGCCAATGTCAATAGCGGTGGGTTCTGGACGGCTCCACGGGATAGTGGACTCTTTCACAGAGCGAACGAATTCCTGCGGATGCCTCGTCTCGAAGCACGCATCGTCCACCATCAAGCCGTCCCACCGTTTCTTCAGTTTCCCACTCAGGAACTCGAAGCCACAAACGTCGCAGACGGCCCACCATTGTCCGCGTTTCCAAGGCATCGTGCCCCCTTACAGAGCGAAGATGCCGGAAGCGTTCCAAGTGATGTTGATGTCACCGCCGTTAGGCGTCACCGGAAGACCCGTAACACCCGTGTCAATGTAGGCAACCAGCGGACTCGTACCAGCCACACCCGTGTCGATGTAGATGACGATAGCCTCACAGGTGTTACCAGAGACAGCCGTGTACCTCACGTTGTCGCCGTCAAAGACGCCATCCGTGTAGGTCTTGGTTCCGATGGTTTGGGGAGTACCAACCACAGCAGCCGACACGTCATCATAGAAGTCGTGAGCAGCGTTGTAGGTATAGGTGCCTGTGTCAACGAGAGCAGCCTTGACAGTGCCAGCACTAATGTCGTTGTTCGCCGTGAAGTCAAGGAGTGCTTGTTTCCACTTCGGATAGAGAGCGTTAGCCATGTTTAGTTAGCCTTTGTAAGTTTGTCTTCGAGTCTATCGAAGCGAGAGAGAATCTCCTGCTTCATTGCGTGAACGTCTGCTTTGTGGGCATAGTTGACTTTGATGTCAACGATAGCCTCTTCTGCTTCTCTAAGACGCTGCGTAGTGGATTCCAGTTTGTCTTTCATAAGGTATGCCAGCACCCCGAACACGATATTGAGGCAAGCAGCAACACCCGCGATCAGGGTAGCTGTATCCATGTTTACTCGTAGTAAATGTAGAACGTGCCCGTGCCCGTCAAGTCAGCGGAGAGACCAGTGTCACACCGGATCGGGCAGGGGAATGTGAAAAGAGCACACTGCTGGAAGGTCGTTCCATCAGCGAGGTTGGTCTTGAACAGACCCTTTGACGTACCACCAGCCGCCGTCAGACCATCCTTCAGGTTGACAGACATGGTAGCCGTGCCGTCCGCGTGGACGAGCATGATGGCATGAACCAGTGCCTTGCCTGCGAAGATGGCATCAGCGTCAGCGGTAGCGGAGTGAACTTTCAGAGTCATCTGATTCTCCAGATAAAAAAGCCCCTACCCACTTGTGGTAGGTAGAGGCTCCCGCACATCAATTACGCGCCCGGCGAGCCGAACAGACCACGCGGGTCCGTCGCACCCCACGAACCACGGAAGCGAACCTTGAACTTGGCGTTCTCGGTATCCCAATCGTTGTCCGTACCGAACTCCATCGCATCCCGCTCGAAGTGCTTCATGCCATGCGGCGCATTCGTCCGCAGGAACCAAGCATCCGCATCGGTCAGGTAGTCGTTGACCACGATGGTCTGGAACATACCCATATCCTTCATCGCGTTCGCGTCGTTGTTCGCGGTGAACGGACGACCCGTGCTCTTCAGGATACGATGCGCTTCAAAGCGAAGCTGCGGGGGAACAATCAGCTTCTCAGGTTTCAGCGCGATCAGAAGACCACGATCATTCTCCATGAGGGAGATGTCGATGGCAGCCTGCTCAAGAGCAGCTTCCGACAGGTCCGAAGCCGTGGTAAGCTCGTTCGAGAACGTGCCACCAGCAACCAGCGGGTGATCCGTCGCCAGCAGTTCTTTGCCGTCGCCGTAGGTGTACGAGCTATTGAAAGCCCGGTTGTAGATGTTCGCCGCGACAATCTCTTTCGTCTGACGCATCGAGAAAGCGAGACCTTGCGCACGCCGTTGGGCCGCAACGTCGTACTGGTCGTCGTCAATCATCTCACGAGTGATGATGAAGCCGAGACCGTACACGATGTGCCGGTAGCGATGCGTGAAGCCTTGCCGTTCGCTGTCATACGAGAACGCCTGACCTTCCGGCTTTTCAACCGCAAGACCAAACGACGAGATACCCACGTCCTCTTCGTAATTGCGCCGCGAGCTAAATTTGTCGAACAGTTCAGTCCACTGCTCGGGTTTTTCAGCATACGCTTTGCCGTACCACGCATTTACGCCAGGAAGTAGTGCCTTGGCGAAACTAGAGGTGTTCATAGTCATTTGTCAGTCTCCCCTAATTAAACGCCAGCAGTACCAGTCGAACTACCGAGCTGGTGGTTGTTGATCTTCACGATCCAGCGCGTATACGCTTGACCGCCCGACACCCACTCGTTGTCAGCACGCTGCGCGAGTTCCATCAGCTTGAGCGTCAGGGTCGCAGTCGTGTTATGCGAGTCAGAGTCGAGTTCCATACCCGAAGCGCCAGTCACCGTCGAGCCGGAACCAACAACAGCGTTGAGGTTCTGACCAACGTCAATGGTCTCCAGCGGGTCCGTGTCCCCGTCTTCCTGCGCTTCAAAGAGCAGGCTCGGGTCATCGGCAACATACACTACGCGCCGCGTCGAAGCAGCACGATACTGAGGCGTGTTCAGGTCCGTCGGGTCAACTTCCATGCCAACCACAACACCCACAACCGCATCACCGGCAGCCGCTTGGACAACGCCACGGAGTCCCGTGTTCGCGTCGCCAGTGGCCGACAGTTTAACAAGGTCACCCACGAACAGGGCCGTACCATCCGACGCCGGAACGACGTAGGAAGTGAAGGCACCATTATAGGGCGCACCGTTTAGATACCGATACGGACGAAAGCCGTTCGGACGATCCACGTTTGCCATTAGAAAATTCTCCTAAGGGTTTATTAGAATCCTTCTCCAATGGCCGTACTTTTACTCGGGTTTATCTTTCGTTTCGATTTCGAGTTTACCATAGAGGCCATCGAGAGCAGGTCGTTTGAGGGCTTCCTCGGTCTTGTTGACTTGAGCTTGTTTCGCCTTCTGGTCCTCTTCGTACAGTTCACGCGGAATCCGCATCAGGTAGCCCTTCAGACCACCACCCACGGAGCGTTGTTCGATTGAACCTTCAGGCGACGCCGCGTCAACGCGACTATCCCTAATACCGTTGGTGCGAGCAGGAACATGCTCATAGCCACCAGCGATAAAGTCGGCAATTCGGTCTCCCGTACCGTCAGAGTCAACAACCCACCGTTCAACGTAATTCGGGTCCGAGTTACGAACTCGCTGTCGATTACGCATACCTACGGGTTGTCGTGTCGGCCGTCCACTCGGGGCCTTGGAGATAGCTTCTTTAGCCATTATTTGACTCCTTTACTTTTCTTCATGTCTCGGATGTACTCCTCTCGGGTAATCGGCGCTCCGGATTTCAGGAAACGCTCCATGATCTGAATTTCGGCAGGTGACATGAAACTGTCATCCGGGCCAGAACGTCCAGACCCTTTACGGGCGTTGCCCTCCACTCGCGGGGCCGTGTCTCGGTTCGGGTTGCGAAACTTCTGAGGAAACGCAGCGCGAACTTTCTTGGTGACTTGCTCCAGCACTTCAACGGGGTCTACCCCTTGCTTGAGCAGCTTATTGCCGTATCCGTCGGCATAAGCAGTCATGTCTTCATCTTGCTCGTACCAGTCGTTTTCGCCTTTCCACACCTTGAGGGCATCTGCCACTCGGGTGTTGTCTTCGACGACTTCTGGTTTCGGAGCACGTTGTTTCGTCTCGTCGATCTCGTCCCGAATCTCTTCGGCCCTGACCAGATCGCCTTCTTCGAGAGCCTGTCGCCGTTGGGCTTTCAGGTCGTCGAGAGCACGCTTGTACTCGGTCTCACGCACAGTATCGTAGTGCTTACGCATCGCATCGAGCGCGCGTTTCAGGTCTTTGACGGTCTTGTGCTGTTCGTCAATTTTGTCATACAGAGGTTTGTCCTCTAGAAACTTCTCGGCAGTCTTCCATTTGCG